CGACGCCAACTGCCAGCGAGCGATACCTGTTCCCTGATCGCACGCGCAGCATCCCGCCCTCGGCACCGTTGGACGCCCCGATGGATGGGCGGACGTTCAGTGAGGCGGTGGGGGAGCTGGCGGCTAGGAGGGCGGCGGCTAGGGGGTGATGGGTGGAGGGTTGGGGTTAGCGATAAACCACAAAGCAATCCAAGGGGAAACGTTCAATAAAATCTCGCACATCTGCCGCTGTCCTCAGCCCGCCGCTTTCCAGTAACTGGTTAGCCCAGGCAAGGAACTCGTCCCTTGTGGCCAAGCATCCTGCCCTTGTGGTGTCATTAACCATTGAAGCCAAGGCTCCCAATGCGTCACCACGATCACAAAAGTCTAAAGCCCGTTGCTTGCATTGTTCCAGGTACTGCTCAGGTGTTTGCATTGGCATGGGTCAGTCCATGGTGGTGGGGTGGTGGTCAAGCGACAGCCGGTTCGTGATGGACGCACCCAAAGTCAGGGCCGGTCCAGAAGCTGCCGCCTTCGCTATACGGATATACAAGCATGTAGGCGCCGTGGCCTTGGTACCAATCCTCAATTAGCTTTTCGCTGCGGCAGATGCCGCCAGCTCTTATGTCCTCTTTCACGTTCGCCATGCGAGGGCCTGTAGCGCATGGTTCCCAGTGTTCGCAGGTTTTGCAGCGGTCCATGGTGGAGGCTAGGGGGTGATAAAAATACACCGGCACATCGGGTGCTTAGGTGGAGGTGGCGTGTTCGCCCTGATCGTCAGCGGTCATTTAGCACCCCCTGTGCTGGCGGGGCAGCAGGGCCATCGTGGCAGCCGCTGAACCCAGGATGCGCCAGGATCGCCTCAGCCAGGGCTGCAGCGCCTAGGTCGTGCTTGCCGTCCACTTCCCTGATGATCTCGGCCAACCGCAGGATGCGCATCGCCTCAAGCTCAGGAAGCCCAGGCGATGCCGTGGCAGCAACCCGAGGATCCGGCCCACCGCGCAGCACGTCCAGATGCTGGCTGGCGGTCAGGCCGTCGGAGAAGTCGGGGTCGTGCAGCTTGGCTAGGTTTACGGGCTTCCCGGATGAAAACCGCTCGCCATCCTCGGCAGTCTGCAACACCTTGCGGGCGTGATCCATGGCAAGGCGCAGCGGGTCGCCTTCGGCGGGCTCCATCTCCCACCCGTCAACGGCATCGGCTAGCTGCTGCAGGGCGGCGCGAAAGTCGGGTTCAGGCATGGTCGGTCGGTGGTGGCGAAAGGGTGCCGGAGGTAGATCGGTCCCTGCGCAGAACAGGGAACCCTCCGGCTTGCCCATCGTAAGCCATTGCGGTTTCCTAAGCCACCACGGCAAGCTAAGGAAACGCAACGCCGCGCCATGCCCCTTGACCTACGGGCATTCCTCACCCTCCACGCCACGGTCGGCGCCCGCGATGAGGAGGCCACCCGCCAGGTGCTGCGTGATGTGGCCCTGAACCTGCCGCAACGCACCGCCCACAAGGTCGTGAGCATGTTGGAGCGATCCATCAGCGTTGGTGCTCGGGTCTGGCTGCAGAGGCTGGCCTGAATCATGGCTGAGCGCACGTTCCAATGCAGGCGCAACAGCAACTGCAGGGCATGGATTGAGGAGAGTGCCATCGAATGGCAGGAGGAGAACGGCCAGCGGCGACCATTCTGCGCTCCTGGCATGTGCCCGAAAGCCAAGCGCAGCGACACTTCAGAGGAGCTGCTGGCCCTACAGCTTGATGCCCGCAGGCTCAGGGCGGAGGCAAGGGACGCCAAGGCCTCGGCAGAGAGGGCCTTAGCCAAGCTGGAGACGGTGCAGGATGCGCTGACCACCGCCCTTGAGATCCGGGACATTTTTGATCAGGGCACGATTGAGCCGCCAGAAGATTCCGAAAAGGAAGAAGCGGCGCCGATCCTGATGATCAGCGACATCCACTGCGGAATGGTGGTCAAGCCATCAGCAGTGAATCAACTTAACGAGTTCAACCCGGACATCTTTGACGACCGGATCGATGCGGTGTTCCGCAATGCCCTGAAGATCATCGACGGCCAGCGCAACACCATGACCATCCGGGAGGGGGTGGTCTGGCTAGGTGGGGACATGATCGAAGGGGAGCTGCACAACGACGCCGTGCAGAATCAAACCCTGACCACCACGCAGCAGATCGTGCGGTGCCAACTGGCCCTAGTGCGGGGCTTTGATTACCTGTTGGCCCATTCCGATCTGGAGCGGATCATGGTGCCCTGCAATGTGGGCAACCATGACCGGACCACTAAGAAGCAGCAGAGCAACGCAACTGAGAACAGCTTTGCTCATTTGATGTATCACAACCTGAGGAGGCACTACAGAGAGCAACCGCGCCTGGCGTGGCAGATCGCTGATGCCGACTGCCTTTACCTCGATGTGTATGACAAGCGGATCAGGTTCTTCCATGGCGATTCGGTGAAGTACAACGGCGGTGCTGCTGGCCCGCTGTGGAACGTGGACAAGCACGTGAAGAACCTAGATCAAAGCATCCCGGCTGATAACACATTCCACGGCCATTTTCATACCCTTAGCTTCGGCAGGGCCACCGGTAACGGCAGCCTCCCTGGCTGTGCTCCGTATGGCCACCGCCAGGGTTACAGACCCGAGCGACCGCAGCAGGGGATGAGGTTTCTGCACAGCCATCTGGGTTTCGTTGGTTCATTCCCGGTCTTCACCGAGTAACACGTGTCCTATCGGATTGAAGGATCTCAGCTTGTCTCTAAACGTGTCACAAAAAACAGCTTCAGGCGCGAGATCATCAACGCCTGGGATGGTGCCTGCGCCTACTGCGGGTGCGAGCCCGAGAAGGTAACGCTCGACCACGTGACGCCAAAGGCGAAGGGCGGCACGACCGATCGCGCCAACCTTGTGCCGGCCTGCGCAGAATGCAACGTGTCGAAAAACCACTGTGATGTGTGGGCCTGGTATCACGCGCAGCCGTTCTACACTGCCGCGAGGGAGGAGCGGATCAGGAGCTGGCTGGCCCAAGGCTAATCATTTCGCCTTCATGCCCCCGCCCTTGGCAGGCTTCGGCTTCTTCGGCATGGCCTGCTTTTTGCCCTTGCCAGCCTTGCCCATTGCTATGCCTTTGCCTGCTTTGTCGTTGTACACGGGATCACCGCTGACTGCCTGAGGTTTCCTGGAAACCTGGTCTAGATCGTCCGTTGCCATGACCATCCCCGTCTTGAACAGCCTGTGGCGGATCACCCCAAGGGATGACCGTGAGTTGATCAGGAGTTACGCGGGCTGGCCCTTGTCGGTGACCAACCTGACCGAGCTGACGGCGATCCTCAACCGGGTGGCGATCACCTCCACTGCTGCCGTTACCCAGGTGCAACGATGGATCGACGAGATCGAGAACCTGGAAGCGGACTACGCGGAGAAGGTGGAGATCGGGACGGCGCACCTCGGCAATGCAGCGAGCTACGAAGGCCCAACCCCTGGAGAGACCCTGAGCCGCGACGACCTGAAGAAGAGGGCCGACGTGCTGGAGTGGGATACCAGCCTGCTGCGGGTGAGGTACGAATCGGGCGGCGCTGGTGGGACGGCAGGCGCCGTGCTCGGCGGACGTATGGAGTCCTTAAAAGAGCGGATCTTCCAGACGCTGGGGATCCAACCGGTCAGCGGCAGCGGCAGCGGAATGGCAACGCTGGTTCGTAGCTGATGGCCACCGACTTCGCCGAATACGCCAACCTGCGGATGCTGTGGCAACCGCCGGGGACGATCACGAACTTCCGTGCGGGGGTGCCTGCTGCTGGCCCTGCGGTGGTGGTCGAGGCGTTCGCCAAGCCTCAGGGCAGGAGCGAGCAGGATCTGCCGGGGGTAAAGGCAGGCTCGCTGATCCTAGAGGGCTTCATCACCCGCTGGGCGCTGCTGGGCTCCGCGAGCTGGCTAGTGGCCGGTGCTTCGCTCACGTGGGATGAGACGGGTTACAGGCCCGCTGGGATGCTGCCAGGGGCCACCGGGCAGGCGGTGCTCACTGACCTCACCGTGCTGCCCACGTTGGCCGATGGTGCCGAACAGGGGCAGCTGCGCATCCTGGAGTTTCCCTTTGGGGTCGGCGGGATCGGCAGCGAGCTGCGCGAGGCACTAGGGGACAAGTTCAAGGCGGCACTGTTCACTGCGATCTGAACCATGAGCATCCGGGTAGAAACCACGGTGACCGGCCCCGGCCCTGGGGAGATGAACCAGATGCTGGCGGGAATCGTGCAGGACACGTTTGCTGAGCTAATCAACAAGTATCAGGCATCGTTCAATCCACCGGCTTGGCAATGGCCACGGGAAACCAAGCGTTACAAGGGAAGGAAAAAGGATCGTTCGGGGAAAGTCAGGCGCACCTTTGTAGTGGTTGGCAGCCCGCGTAACCTCAAGGATCGCGGCACGCTTAGCCAATCGTTCTCTTATTCCTCCCCCAATCCTTTTGTCCTAGAAGCCACCTGGAGCGTTGACTACGCCACCGCCGTGCATGAAGGCGCCCGCCTGCGCAATGGCACCATCCTCCCGGCCAGGCCCTGGACTGATGCGGTGCGGGGCACTGTGCAGGTATCGGGGATCCCGGTGTTCCCGCTTGGCCGGAAGCTGCAGCAGCGCATCCAGAGGGCGGTGGCGGGGTCTTAGGTTAAGCCCTTTGGAATGCGCTTTCTCTTCACCGTGATACTTGCTAATACGCAAAGATCATGGGATAGCCATGCGTGACCTAGGTTTGTGTTAAAAACAAACACATCACCTGGGCTAACCTCAAGCGCTCCATGCTTTGTGATCAACTCTGGCAATGGGTAGCTACTGTTGTCGTTGCTTACAAGACAAGCAATGTTTACGCCGCATCCCGAGTCCGTGTGCCATTTGACGCTTCCGTTGACTGGCAGAAAGTTGACCGGTGCAAAGTGTTTCGCCAGACACGGTGTGTATCCGGCAGCGTTGGCAAGCG